GGGCAGGGCGGGTGTTTGTAGATGCGAGTGGGAGTATTGGAGTAGGCACTGCAAGCCCAGCATCTCTGTTGCACGTTGATAACGGAGTGCTCAATAGCGGCAGATACGGAGCACCTGGGTCAATAGTTCTGCGTAGTGCTGCAGGTACACAAGCCTCACCTACTGTAATTAGCACCAGCACCAACGTCGCGGTGGTTGTCGGACGTGGCTATGACGGGACTGCTTATCAAGATGTTGCGGCAATTGGTGTAAACAGTGACGGAGCAATTAGCTCAACTTCTAGCCCTGGTTTTATTTCCTTTAATACGACACCATCGGGATCAGTTGCAACTACTGAACGCGCCCGCATCGACTCCTCCGGCCGACTGCTGGTGGGGACGAGTAGTGCGATCACTGCTGTTACTTTTGCCGCGCAAGTTCAAAGCAACTCTTTTTACAGCTACAGCTCATCACTATTTAGTGCAGACGCAAACGGCTCTAATTTCTTTTTCCTAAAGTCACGCAACGCCACAACTGGTAACCATACCGTTGTTCAAGCAAATGATGTTTTAGGTCAGACTCAATATGCCGGTTCTGATGGCACGGCATTTATTACAGGCGCCGCCATCTCCGCCGCCGTAGACGGCACCCCCGGCACCAACGACATGCCAGGGCGTTTGGTGTTTAGCACTACGGCCGATGGTGCTAGCAGCCCTACGGAGCGCCTGCGGATTGACAGCAGCGGCAGGGTCGGGATCGGCACGACTGCGCCTGGAGACATTGTTTCTGTCACGGGTGGCAACGTTGCGCTTCAGTCCACAGGTGGCGCTGGAGCTGGAGACAGGCCAACCGAGCGGCGCTTGCTTCGATCCGACATAGGCAGCACCAATGGCTTGGCTGCCATTGGTATGAATGGCGCAGGCACAAATGGATTTCTTGGAGAGATTAAGTTCTATACTGGGTCCGCTGACTTATTTAACACTGCACTAGCCGAACGCGCCCGCATTGACCAAGCAGGGCGATTGCTGCTGGGAACGAGTAGTGTTTATAACGTTCCAACTGGTGATGGCGCAGCCAGGAGCCCTGGCCTACAAAGAGTCGCCTCAACATTTGCGGATAGCTCAATTTCTTCAGTGTTGTTTAACACTGCATCAGGTGGAGGCGGTACTTTACAGCTTGGACGTAGCAACACAACAACAGTTGGGACAGAAGCGATTGCTGTCAGTGGCGATGTAGCCGGTTCGATTTACTTTAGCGCGTCTGATGGAGCAGCGCAAATACGTGCAGCTCAAATTTTTGCAGCCGTAGACGGAACTCCTGGCCTTAACGACATGCCAGGACGGCTTGTCTTTAGTACCACTGCCGATGGTGCGGCCACACCGACAGAGCGGCTGCGCATCGCTTCCACCGGTGCCTTTGGTCTATCTGGCGCCAACTACGGTACTAGTGGTCAGGTCTTGACCAGCAGCGGCACCGGTGCCGCGCCTACATGGACGACAATCAGCGCAGGTGGCGGTGATGTCTTTTTGGCATCCGCTAATGCTTTTACAGGCGCCAATACTTTTACCAATGCAACCGGCCAGATTTTCCGTTCTGCCGCCACGCAAGACGGCATCCTGCTCCGTGGTCGCGCTGGTGGCACGTCAAGCCGCACTGTTGAAATCGTTCCAGCGTCGCTTACGGCAGATCGTGTACTGACTGCACCCAATGTTTCGGGCACAATTGTCACAACTGGCGATACCGGCAGTGTCACCAGCTCAATGATTGCTGATGGCACCATTGTCGATGTTGACATCAACGCTAGCGCTGCCATTGCCTACAGCAAGCTGGCATCGATGACTGCCGGTTCAGTTCTGCTGGGCAATGCGACAAACGTGCCCACTGTAACGGCGCTTACTGGCGACGTCACAGTCAGCAGCGCTGGCGTTACCGCTATCGGCAGCGGTGTAATTGTTAACGCCGACGTTAATGCCAGTGCAGCTATAGCTTACAGCAAGCTGGCATCGATGACTGCCGGCAGCGTGCTTTTAGGCAACGCATCTAATGTGCCAACCGTTACAGCGCTGTCCGGCGACGTCACAGTCAGCAACACCGGTGTCACCTCTATTGGCACTGGCGTAATTGTTAACGCTGACGTAAGCGCATCCGCAGCAATTGCTGGCTCAAAAATTACCCCCAACTTTGGGTCTCAAGATGTAATTACCACTGGATCTGTACAGGGTTCAGTCAAAGCAGATACTGCCGTAACGACAAGTGGGGCTGCTACTTACACCTTTACGGCTGTTCCGTCATGGGCAAAACGGATAACCATCCTATTTACAGACCTCAGCTGCGCTGGTGCCGATTCCTTTGGAATTCGGGTTGGTACTTCTGGTGGAATTGTTTCAACTGGATATTTAGGTGCACATTTTCGTGTTTCAGATGGTGGCACAGCAAGCGTATTCGCTTTTTCAACAGAGTTTACAATGATTCTTACAGGATCCAATGCAGCAGCTAGCGTCTATTCCGGCACCCTGACTCTTTCTAATATTACGGGAAATACCTGGGTCATAGGTGGGACTTTTGCTGCAAACACAACTGGCACAAATAGTAGGACAGGATGCTTAAACGGCTATATTGCTTTGGCTGGAGCATTAACACAAGTTCAACTTGTTAATACCACGTCAACATTTGACGCTGGTACGTTTAACGTTCTCTACGAAGGCTGATGACAGCACTGCCGCGGAGTTGAATTTTTCCTCGGCATCGTTTACCCTGCAACCACCGAGGCTTCCAAATGTCCGACCCAAGCGTGACCATCACCTGGAGCATCAGCACACTGGAGCGTGTCGCCGCTACCGGTGAAGTCCAGACGATTCACTACACCGTTGATGCCGAAGACGGCACTTATCGCGCAGGCGCCTATGGCTCGATCGGCCTTGATGCCGCTGATCCAGACAGCATGGCGCCATATGCCGAAATCACCAAGGAACAGGTGATTGGCTGGTTGCACGCCAAACTGGGCGAGGAAGCTGTAGCCAATGTAGAGGCCGCTCTCAAGCAGCAGCTCTCTGAGCAGCGGGCTCCCAGCAAAGCCGCCGGAGTGCCGTGGCAGTAAAATCTAAGGTCGGCACCGCTCGCGTCGAGCACGCACCCGGCAAGCCCAAGAAAACCAAGCAGGGGCGCTCGCTGCACACCAAGCTCAGCGGCACCAGCCGCAACCCGCAGCGCAAGCGCCGCTACCGGGGGCAAGGCAGGTAATGGACCGGGAAACCCGCGAGAACTGGCGCAAAATCAAGGATGCGCTGGAAGCAGCGGGAAAGACCGACAACTGGTACTACAAGCGTGCTCTTGCCATCCTCGCGGGCAGACCGGATCCTCTTGGAGACCCACCAAGCGTCGATCACTAGGATGATCAAATTGGCCAGGAGCCCCGATGGAGCGCGAGGTTTCACACGCTGAGATCTATCGGGAGCTTGGCATCCTTCAAGGCAAGATGGATGCCATCATCCTCAGTCGAACGGCTGACGACGAGGAGAAGAAGGACATCTTTACCCGCCTGAACAAGCTTGAAATCCGTATGGCTCAGGTGGTGCTGGTAGCAGTGATAGCCAGCCTTGTGCTGCCGCCACTTGCATCGTTCGTCGGACAGCACTTTCAGCTCAACATCAAACCAACTGCAGCTGTCGTCTCGCAGTAGGGCTAGCCTTAGGAGCGCCATATGACCCTAGAGATGGACCCGACTACCGTTGCGATCATCGCGATCATCGTCGCCGCAGGCTCCGAGATCATCGCGCTCAGCCCCCTGAAGTCAAACAGCTGGATTCAGCTCGGCCTCCAGGCCCTCAAGATTGCATTCCCGAAGCGTCGCCCCTGAAAGGATGGCCCGACTCCTCGACCACGTAAAGCACAGCGATCTGTCGCTCTCGCACCACATCGCGTTCTGGAACGCGGTCGAAGAAAAGTTGCCGCCCGGTTCGCTCGACCCCACAGGTGAACTTGGCAGCATCTGGAAGGCGGCGGTGGACCCCAAACCATCGCCGCCGACCAACCCTCTCCGGGTGCCCTACTACAGCCAGCGCGACTCCGGCACAGCACACGCCCACCGGATGTGCTTCTCGAGCAGCTGCGCCATGCTCCTCGAGACGCTCAAGCCCGGCACGCTGGCTGGTTCCAACGGCGACGACACCTACCTCGGTCGGGTGTTCCGCTACGGCGACACCACCGACAGCCAGGCGCAGATCAAGGCGCTCGCCAGCTTCGGCATCACGGCCCGCTTCGTCACCAATGCCAACTTCGGCACCATCGAGAAGCAGATCAAGGCCGGCATTCCGGTGCCATGTGGTTTCCTCCACAAAGGCCCGGTCGGCCATCCCGTGGGTGGCGGTCATTGGCTCACGGTGATCGGCTTCAACCGCGATGCGGTCCTAGTGAACGATCCCTACGGGGATCTCGATCTGGTCGCCGGCACCTACCTGAGTAGCAAGGGTGCCGGCCTGAGCTACAGCCGGAAGAATTTCGGCCCGCGTTGGATGCCCGATGGCGCCAACACCGGGTGGTGCATCATCGCGGAGCGGCCATGAACCGAGCAGTGCAGCAGGCGATCGTCACCGGCATCGGAGTCGGTTTCGCCTACCAGCTGGGCCTTGCCGGCGCCCAGATCGCCGTCTGCGAGCGCTCCCGGGCTGGCCAGTGCTCAGCCGAGTGGGACAAGGGCTTCACCGTCAGCAGCGGCCTGCTGTCCACCCTGCTCGCCTACTTCATCGATTCGCCCAGCGCACCAGCCATTCCGGCTAGGAGGTCACGCAGTGTTCGATCGTCAGAAACTGATCCAGCAGCTCCGCCGTCATGAAGGCGAGCGCCTGAAGCCCTACCGCTGCACCGCCGGCAAGCTGACCATCGGTGTCGGGCGCAATCTGGATGATCGCGGGATCACGGCCGAAGAGTCGGCCTATCTGCTGAGCAATGACATCGACAGGGTATGGACCGAACTGCGCGTGAGACTGCCGTGGATGGCTGGGCTGAACGATGTGCGGCAGCGTGTGTTGCTCGACATGGCCTTCAATCTCGGAATCGATGGCCTGCTGAAGTTCCGCAACACCCTGGCGACGATCGAGGCCGGCAACTACCAGAAGGCCGGCGAGATGATGCTGGACAGCCTCTGGGCCAAGCAGGTGGGGATGAGGGCGCAGCGGCTCTCGAGAATGATGCAGACGGGCACCGATGGATAGACCCCGTCAACCGGAAGGTGGCGCCCGGCTTGTGGAAGCTGTTCGTGCCCGGCCGCGGCACGGTGTGGATGGCGGCCTGGGCCGGTGAGACCCGGCGGACGTTTCACGAGGAGTTTGCACGGCTGTGGCTGGAGCAGCGGCAGTCGCAAAACGTAATCTCCACCGTCGCGGCCGAAGAGTACCCTGAGGCCGAAATCACAGAAGTGCCGTGATCCTTCACGACCGCGAGATTCGCCGCTTTTGCGAAGAAGAGCGGATGATCGTTCCCTTCGACCTCGAGCAGCTGAACCCAGCCAGCTACGACCTGCTGCTCGGCAACGAAATCATGATTGAGAGCGCTGTCGGCGACGACCTGGTGCGTGTCGACATCAGCGACTGCACCAAGGACGACCCCTACTGGTTGCGGCCGGGTCAGTGGGTGCTGGGCGAGACCTGGGAAACCTTCAACATGCCCGACGACGTGGCGGGGCTGTTTTTTCTGAAGTCCAGCCGGGCACGCGAGGGTCTCGAGCATTCACATGCCGGTTTCGCCGACCCCCAATGGAACGGTTCCAAGCTGACCCTTGAGCTCACCAACGCTCGCCAGCTGCGCTCCCGACCGCTCTACCCAGGGCTCAAGATTGGGCAGATGGTGTTCTTCCTGATGGCTGGAATTCCTGACATTTCTTATGCCGAAAAAGGACATTACAATCTTCAACCGCGAGTGATGCCCTCATGGGAGTCGAACTGATCCACTGCACGCCCGACGCCGAGCGGCTGATCGTCAAGATGGCCCGGGTGTCGGCGCCGGAGAACGCCGACAACATGGAGACAGGGCCTCGGCTGCTGCGCTACCTGATCAAGCACCGGCACTGGAGCCCGTTCGAGATGGCCTCCATGTGCGTCCAGATCGAAACGGAGCGCGACATCGCTGCCCAGATCCTCCGCCACCGGAGCTTCAGCTTCCAAGAGTTCAGCACTCGGTACGCCAAGACCGCACCGGCCGAGATTCCTGCCCTGCGGCGCCAGGACACGAAGAACCGCCAGAACAGCACTGACGACTTGGATCCCGCCATGCAGGAAACAGCCTCCGAGGCGCTTGGCAGTGTGATCGGCAACGTCTACCTGCTGTACCAGGCTCTCCTCGAGCAAGGCGTCGCCAAGGAGTGCGCCCGCCGCATACTGCCGCTCTGCACGCCCACAACGCTGTTCATGCACGGCACCTTGCGCTCGTGGTTGCATTACATCGACGTGCGCACTGATCCCAGCACTCAGCTGGAGCACCGAGTGATCGCCGAGGGCTGCCGCGACATCTTCAGCCGGGAGTTTCCGGTGATCGCGGAGGCGGCATGGGGATGAGATTCGCTTCCCGCTCTGGTGAGGTCAGTCCCCGGGAGGGCCTCGAGATGGCCTACAAGCTGTTTGAGGACGGCCGCCCGCGGGAGGCGGCCATGATGTTCCTCGCCTACGCCGACCAGGAGAACGAGGTCGGCGTGGTGGGTGAAAGCGAGTACAACGCCCTGGCGGCCCACCTGAAGGAAATGATGGCCTACGTGACGCTGCACCAGATGATCATCGACCGGCAGGTGCAGCCGCTGCTCACGGATGAGCTCGAGCCGGCCTACAAGCCCTCGCCCTGGTACGACGACGATTACAGCCCGAGCTGATCGGCGACACTCTTGGCCATGCCGGCAGCGCCCTCGTCGATCAGGTGGGCGTAGCGGTCGGTGGTCACTGGACTGGCGTGCCCGAGCAGCTTGCCCACCTGCGGCAGGGTCAGGCCGACTTTGGTGAGCGCCACCGAAGCGTAGTCGTGACGAAGGTCGTGAACCTTGAGGTTATTGATCCGGACCAGTGCCATCAGCTCGTTCCAGAGCTTCTGATACCCGACCAGGTGGCCATCACCTTCCCCTGCGATAATCCAATCTGAGTTTGATTTGAGTCTCAGCTCTCTCAGGATGCGAATTGCTGCAGGAGGAACATGCACTACGCGCTCTTCACCAGTCTGCTCGCCGGTTTTGTGACGCTCGGCGGGAACGACTATCACCGCTGCCTTCTCGTTGACCCATTCCCACCGTCCACGACAGATCTCGCCGACGCGGCACCCCGTCAGCATCAGCAGCCGCACCAGCTGGGCAAACCGCCAGCGCAGTGGGGTGGTGGCCATCGCGTCCAGTGCGGCTATCAGCCGCTGGCGCTCTTCGTCTGACAGGTAGCGCTTCCGGGACCGCTCCTGCAGCTTTTCGATCTTCCTGCAGGGGTTGGTTCCTTCCGGGCGCAGTTGCCAGAGCTCGGCCTTGTTGAAAGCGGCCTTGAGGCTCTGAAGCAGCCGGTTGCGCATCACCGGCTTCATGCCATCGAGCAGGTCGAGGACGTCCCTGCGCTCGATGTCCTTCACCAGCTTGGCACCGATCGCTGGAATCACCTCGCGCTCCCACATGCCCTTGTAGGCGGCAGCGGTGGACTCCCGCAGGGCCGGGTAGTGACGCTCCTGCATCAGCCGAAACAGCCCGGCCACCGTGTCACCCTTGCGAGCCTCCTGACGGGCAGCCAAGGGTGAGTTGCCCTGGGCCACATCGGAGAGCACCTTGAGCGCCTCGCGGCGGGCTGCGGCCCGGTTGATCACGTCGGCCCGGCCGATCTTCTGGGTGCGCTGCTTGCCCGACTTCTCCCGGTATCGCACGTACCAGGTCTGCACCCCGGACTCGAGGGTGAGGACGCCCAGTCCGGGCACCGACGAGTCCGCTTCCCACTGCTTCATTGCCGCCTCCCGTTCGCGCACTATTCGCGCAGATTTGCGCGAACGGAGGTGAATTTGCGCGAATGAGCGGAAAGTGTCAATTTCGCTAATCGATTGAAATCGTGAACTTTAATGAGAAGTAAGTGGCGACCCCGGCAGGATTCGAACCTGCGACCTAGTGCTTAGAAGGCAATTATTCAACAGAATAACAACTTAAGAATCAATAAGTTACGGATCCGCACCGGCCGTTCGCGCACCATTCGCGCACCCTCAATACCGGAGCGATCCCAAAGAAATTCTTGGGTCCCGGTCGCCATGGCTACGGTTCATGAAGCCCTTGGCCTGGTGGGTGTCGATGCCGACCTACCTCCTCGAAGTGACGGCCAAGGTCGTGGTGCATAGCGACGAAGAGTCGATCGAGGAATTCCTTGAGAACACCTACTCGCGCATCGCGGAGTTCGTCCCCGACGACGAGCACATCATCGACATCGAGCTGGATGCCTTTCCCCTACCCCAGGAGCCAGGTGGATCACCAGATTTCGGAGACGGAGCTGATCCCGAGGAAGGAGGCGAAGCTCCGGTTCCGTGACCAGATCTTGCTTGCCTGGGACCATCGGTGTGCCTACTGCAGTGAAACCTTGGGGCGTAGCCCAACACTTGATCACATCGTGCCCAAGGTTCATGGCGGGCTTACCGTGCGCGAAAACCTCGTGGCATCCTGCTGGGCTTGCAATAGCTCGAAAGGAAAGTCTCCCTTTGTTGACTGGTTTCGGCGGCAGCCGTTCTGGACTAGCACAAAAGAGTGGGCGATCGTCCAATGGATGACCGGCGGGGTCGACGCCTTGACTCGCGCTTCAGCCGATCAGCCCATAGACTGATGGCTCCTTTGCCAATGCGTGAAGGGATGTCCGCTGCGGCCGGCAGCGGTGAGGCGTGCGGATGCGTGAGTCGGCGCCACCGGCCAACCCTTTTCAGCGAGAGCGGCTGGACTCGAACCAGCTACTGAATGCGTTGTCCGCGTGCCTTGCCCTTTGGCTTCGCTCCCATCTGAGCCTATAGCGTCAGGCAAATCGTCACCACGAGCATCCCCAGCAGCCAGGTCAGACCGAAGACGACGACCGGAGGAATGCTCATCGCGCCAGCAGATGATCGAGGTACAGCTCCGCCTGCCACAGATCGCTCGAGTAGCGGCAGTAGCCGTTAGCGCATGACATGTAATAGAGCTCGCCGCCGTGCTCCGGCTCCAGCGTCTCAATGTAGCCGCCGTCCCGCTCGAGGCGGCCGATCACTGTCGGGTTGGGCATGCTTTGAAGACCGAGCACTGGGCAGCGAACCTTCCACCAGTCTGGCTCGCTTCCGGCCAGCCGAAACCACACTGTGCGCGAACCGCCTCCCAGTGAATGCACTGCCAGCACAATGGCTTCTGATCAGCCTTGTTGCAAAGCTGCCGTTTCATGTCGGCATAGACCCGCTCCGCTTTGAAGATCGCCTCCTCTACATCGGCGGTCTCAAGGCTGGTTCGGAGCTGCTTGTCTGGTGTTGACCCAAGTCTGATGCGGAGGTGCCAGACGCCGTCCTGTTCGTTCAGGATCATGCGCCCAGCATGAAACCGCATCATCCCCATAACACTGCGTCGATCTTGCGACGGAATTCTTCAAGGCTGCCGTCATTATCGAGGACAACGTCGAATCCGTCCCAGTTATCCAGAGCACCTTCAGAAACGTGCTCACCATCGTGCGCAGCACTGGGGCGCCGGATCATCCACATCTGCCCGCCGGCGGCCTTGACGGCCTCAGCCTCGTTCAGGAAGCGCACGTCGTCGGTGACCACCTGATCGTGCCCCTTGACCCGTGCCTGCCAGCACCGGATCCAGACGTCGTCGGCGATCTGCTGGCGCCCCCACTCGGTGCCGAGGCGCTGCAGGATCTCGCGGACCGTGACGCCAACCTCGGGCACCAGCTTGTGCTTGTCGACCCATACCAGCCGAGCGGCCTGATCTTCGCGGTAACCAAAGTCCCGCAGGAATGCCATCGCCATCCGCTTGAGCGGCTCGGCAAAGGACACCGGGTGATAGCCCTGGTGAGCCAGCACCGTTGCCGCAAAGGTCTTGCCTGACTGCGGCGCCGGGCTGTAGAGCCCGATCAGCTGGACGTTGTCCTCACGGTCGTAGTCGTTGTTCATCGGTCAAAGGCTTCAGGATCGATCTGTTGGGTGTCCCACCAGGCATCGCGGGCTTCTTCGGCGCTGCGACGCTCGAATTCCTGCCACAGGCCGGTGTAGGTCTTGCGGCGCGGATCACCAACGGGCAGGTCATCACGGCAAGACTGCTCGTACAGGTACTCGAGAAAGTCGGCCTTCTTCTGTTCTTGAGCGGGGTGGCAGTCAAACATCGTGTCCAGCGAGAATGCGAGCGTGAGCGAGCGCCTCCGAGTGTGTCTCGAAGGAAGGGCCCCAGGTGACGTAGGCGCCGTCAAAGCACCACGGTTGGAACGCTAGCCCCAGCCCGCGGTCGACGGGATGCACGCCGTAGCAGGGGTGGTTCTGACCTTTGTAAATCCCCTGCTCTGAGTGAATCACCATTCACCCTCGAGGCCAAGCACCGCGATCTGGCAGTCGGGGTGGAGCTCGGTGGCCATCCAGTGGGCGTTGGTGGCGGTGACAGCCCAGGCCAGCCAGATCCAGCTGGTGCCGTCGGGACGGGTCAGGCGGATGCGGTAAAAGCCGGGGGTCATGGCAGGATTTTCTTGCAGAGGCACAGGAACAGGATGCAGACCAGCCAGTAGCCGGCTGCAAGCCATAGGGCGGTGGTGAGGGTCATTCGGTGGCGGCCTCCAGCTCTTCAACAATGGCGAGGATGTCATCCGCCTCGACGAAGCACCCGTAGCGGTCCGCCAGATCGAAGCCTGCATGGGTCTCGCTGAGGTGCTCGACCACAGCACGCAGGGCGGCGCCGAGCGCGGGGATCAGGTCTTCGCCGACGTGGCTTGCGCGCAGGGGATAGGTGCCGAACGCGTCCAGCACCGCCTGGGCAGCTGGGGATAGGTCAGCCATTGGCACCCTCCAGCTCCTGCAGGCGCTCCATGGCGCGGCGGATGGTGTTCTCGTGGTCGGTTGCTTTGGAGTGGTTGACGCAAAGATGATCCAGTGCCTTCAACGCCTGCTCCGCCAAGCTCGGGGGCTTCGGGCGGCGAACAGAGCGCAGCCAGTCAGCCTGGGCCGGGCCAAGAACCATGCGGAGGTCGGCGCAGCACGCATCCAGCTCCTGGTCGGCTCCCCAGCGGGCGGCTTGGGTGATAAGTACCCTCCGGTCTCCCGATGCTTCGTTAACCCACTGCTGCATCAGCTCCGGCGGTGGGGTGATTGGGTGGTCAGTCATCACCACACCCCCTTCTGGCGCATCAGCCGCCGTGCCTGCTTGACCAGCAGTTCCAGATCCTCAAGGTCGGCGCGGATCGGGCCAACATCTTCCTGCCGCAGCTCAAAGAACGCCCCGCCGGTTTCGTCAGACATCCGCAGCTCGATCACACCTTCCGCATAGCAAGGGTTGTCGTTCTCGCGGTGAATAGCCACGGCCATGATCGTCGCAATCACATCACTCATCACTCGGCACCTCATTCAGCAGCGCGTACTCACCGATCACCGCCAGCGCCGCCTTGTTGTACGCAAGCGCAGCCTCGATCTCGGTTTCAAACGCTCCGAGCATGTACTGCTTGCCCTTGTACCGGAATGCAGCGCGATACGGCTTCCGCGGGTCGGAGTTCTTCTGCACACCGCGATAGTGGCTGAATTTCCCCTTCGGCAGCGGCCGGTTAGCCATCGACAGGTAGTAGTCCTTGTCGCTCATGAGGCGCTTCACGACTGCACCTCCGGTGGCATCAGCATCTGACGGATCCGACTGGCGGTGAACGGCCCGCGGGCGATCAGCCCCCAGATTGTCTTCATCGCCACCACGGCCTCGTGGTCGGCCATGATCGAGCCGCATCCATCCAGGGCCTTGGTGACCACATCAAAGGTCTCCTTGTACAGCCGCGGATCGGGCTCCATCAGCGCATCGCGCCAGGCAGCCACCTCGGCCAGCGCCTGCAGGCCGAAGTTCTTCAGCTTCATCAGGTCATCGCTGCTGGCCAGCATGATCTGCTCGGCCGTCAGATACCCGCCCCGCAGCAGCGAGTTGATGGTTCTGGTGCTCATGTAGACCGTGGTCTCCGGTATCAGCCGGAAGTCGTCCTCAGTTGGGTGCATTGATCGAGTTGAGGTGATCGATGAGTTCTTGCCGTGTCTGCCACAGCGGGTGGCCGTCAACCTTGCGTTCCATCTCGGCGATGGCGCGGTGGATCCCTTTCAGGAACCAGAACCGGCTGATGGCTGCCAGCTTCGGCGCCTGACTGAGCAGCTGGTCCCAGATCTTGTCCGGGCAGCTGTCCCAGTCGACGTCATCCCGCACGACCATCCAGGGGGCCAGCGCGTCGTTCAATGTCATCGCCCGGGTCGAGCCATTCGATGAGGCTCCACCAAGGGCCGTATTCGGCGAAGGCTTTTGCTTTGGCATCGGTGAAGCTCTCAGCGGTGACGAAGTCGAAGATGTTCGACTGCGGGATGGTGAAGTGGTAGTTCCGGGTCATTTCGCTGCCTCCGGGCAGTTGTTGACCACGTACCGACTGGCGTCAAGCACATCGAGGGTCGTGCGCGTGCCCTTGTAGTCGACATAAACGGGCTGGCGGTACTGCGACCACGCTTCGGCCATGGCGATCTTGCGGGCCTCAGCAACGTCGATGCCCATCTGGCGCAGCTGGCAGAAACGGCTGCCGAACAGATTGGGAAAGAAGCTCTGAGCTGACACGGGGGTGGCCAGCATCAAGCTGGCAGCAAGGATGAGGAGTTTCATTCGCAGATCGGCAGTTGACCTGCCGGCGTAGCAGCGGTGTTACAGCGCACGGCGTGCTCATGCACGATCGCGGCGATGGTCAGGACAGGGATGATGAAGATCAGGAGGCGCTTCATGAGAGGTCCGGTGGACGGGTCAATCTTGGCTGCCGGCGCTGGGTGACGCAGCCGGCTTGTCGCAACTTGTTACATAGGCGTTGCATTCCCTGGCGAACGCCGGCCCGAGCTCATCGAAATCCGGGAACTGCATCCGGCACCCGCCCTCGAGGTCGAAGAACGAGCAGCTGCTGCACAGCCGGCCGGCCTCCGATCGATCGATCTCGGCGGCCACCGTCGCATGGATCAGCCCTGCCCGCACCTGGCGCACCGCCTCTCGGCTCACGCCAAAGCGCTCGGCCATGATCCGGTCCGACACCGTGCGTGGTGTCGCGAGGATCTCCAACACGTCTTCATCCGACAGCTTGCGGCGCTGCGCATAGACACGCCCCTCCATCCAGCGGTGGCCGCAGTCCTTGCACAGGCGAACCTTGTACCTCGTGCCGTCATAATTCAGACCAGTGGAAAGAATCCTGTTGTTTCGATGGTCACAGACACCGCTGTCTACGGTGGACGAGTCCTCTCCCTGTTGTTCCATGGAATTCGGTCGATGGTTGCAGGCAGAAATGACGCCTGAAGATAAGTGGAAGGTAGAGATCGACGCTCGCAAGGAGGATCCACGCACGGCAATGCTCTACCGGCTGTGCTGCCAGCAACAGTTCCAGCTCCAGCAGGCCGTCAATGAGATCGCCCGGCTGGAGCTCCTACTGATGGACTGCCCGCGTCAGTCCCAGAGCTGAATCGCCTGCTCGTAGGTCGGGGCCTCGATGTGGCGGCTCAGCATCGTGCCGTCCGCTTCGGGCATCTCGACCACCCAAGTGGGCAGCTCCGATCGCCACAGCCGCATCAGCTCGTTCACCTCATCTACCAGCGTGCCGGCTTGCTCGTAGCTCCAGCTGCGCCGCGCCACGTTGAACTTCGCTGCAGTCTCGATCCGATCGGCCCAGCGGATCAGCGTGACGGCATCCGGTGGGTGGACTGGGCTCATCTGCTCGCGGTAGATCTCGAGCAGCCTGCTTTCGGGATACGACGGGTTCATCGCTTCCTCACGTAATACTGCCAGTCCTTCTTCAGGCCGCCGAAGTCGTTCAGATCAGCGACGGGGCCCTTGGTGCCGCACACGTCACAGGTGCGCAGCTTGAAGGTGGCGATGTGGGTGACAGGGCCGACGAACCGGTCGTCGATGTAAAAGCCGCCGAGCATGCGGCCACATTTGTGACAGAGCTTCTTTGGTTCCTTCATGACTTGGCTTGGTTGTACCCCCACTCCGCAGCCTGGAAGGCAACGTGGTAGGGGATGGTTTCAGCGTCAATCACGCCCTCGCAGACCATATCGACGGCGTCCTTGACCCAATGCTCGATGAGCTCGAGGGGTGGTTCGATCACGCCGCCACCTCCACCTCAGCACCAGGCCAGTGATTTGCGGCATAGCGCTTCGCCAGTGTCTTGTTCTCAGCCATCAGCGTGACCTTGATCGGCCGCGCCGTCTGCTGCTTCACGATCAGCGTGAACGGCTTCGCTCGCTTCGGCTCAGCCGGCCTGCTGACACCTGGGCCAAACAAGCCCTGAGGGTGCTCTTGCCATTGAAAAGTAACGGGTCCGCCTTTCATGAGTGTGTGAATCAGTTGTCGTTGTCGCCGCGGAGTCGCACGTACTCCACGGTTCTGCGGATGTCACCCGCAAGTTGCTCGTTGCCGCTGTGCGTGACGATGTCCGCCGCGCACAGCATCCCGGCCTGGAAGGCATCCCGAACAGCTAGGCCCATCTGAGCCTCGGCCATCGGCAGTGAGATCTGCGGCTCCGGCTTGTAGATCAGCCTTCGGGCCACGCCGGCGGCAGCCATGGTCAATCCCACGACTCCGACGACCTCAAGGAATGTCATTCGCCCTCCCAGGCGGAACCCGCACATCAAAGCAACCCGCCGCACAGCCGGCAGCGCCCCTGTTGCAATTCTTCATGGGACGTACTCCTGCTCGTAGCCGTGCGCCGCCAGCCACTTCTTGAATTCCTCCTCGGCTGCCTCGTGCGCCTCATTCTCGATCTCCTCGAGCACGCCGGGGCCCAGCTCCTCCTTCAGCAGCTCACGCAGCTTGTCGTGGCGCATCACCTGAAAGCGATCTCGCTGCGCGTCGTAGCGCGATCGGCGCTGGCGGATCAGATCCATGCCGCCTACGCCCTCGAGCTTCATCAGCCGGCGCTTCACCTCACTGGCGAACGCGATCGTGATCCGGCGCTTCTTTCGCGCCTTGTGCATCCAGTCGATGTCGCATGGCACGCCGGCCTCCTCCTGGAGCCGGTGCGCTTCCATAAGCGAGTCGTCGATCGCCTGGATCGCCATCGTCAGTTCCACGTGAAACCTTCTGGCGTCGTCCAGCTCAAACTGGTGGACTTCATCGATCAGCACCTCTCGCTTCAGTTCGAGGCTTCTAAAGGTCAGATTCATTTGCGGTAAGAAAAGGTAAGGCCCGAGTGTTGCGCCCGGGCCTCGTGGTTGCTCAGAAAGGCAGGTCGCCGTCGTCGTCGACCACCTGGCCACCAAAGCCCTGCGCCACAGCCTGCGCCGCGACGTTCACCACAGCCGGTGCAGCGTTGCGCTCCTGGATCTGCTTCAGCACCTTGTTGTCAGGCTGGAACTGCAGGCTGACGTACTTCTTGCCGCTGTTGGCCACCTTCGTCCACCCGCTGATCCGCACCGGGATCTCCTGCCGCTCACCCTGAGGCTCGGCATTCATCAGGTAATGCACCAGCAACTCCACCTGCTCCTTGGTGACGTTCATCACGCCATCCATCTCTGGGTAGTTCTTGGTGGCGTCGTAACGGTCACCAAGGCGCTGCTGCAGCTGTTCAGGGGTCTGGCGGAACAGTGCGCCGTTTGCTTTGAAGCTCATGATCAATCGTTACGGGGTTGGCAGATGACGAAGCAGCCGGCGCCATCGCGACGCTTCCGCACCGAGTAGCGGCG